CAGGATAGCCGGCATGTGTAAAATTATAAAAATGACCGGGAAGGATAGAAGGCTGGAAAATGACAATAAAAGAGAGGTAAAGATATGAAGAAACAATATTTTTATAACAGAGAAGCTGATTCTATGGTAGATACAATAGAATATTTTAATGAACTGTTAAACGAAAGTGATGACATAGAAGAAATGGTATTGTGGGAAGTTGTTAGAGATATTGGCGGTCCTATGTTTTGTGATGAACAAAATGATTTTATTAGTTTAGGTGATTGCGGAAGTGATTGTAGTGACTATGAACCCTGCAACGGAAAAAGCGGTAGATGTAGATTCCTAAAAAACGGGTTCAAGGATACCGGGAAAAAGTATCTATTAACCGGGGACGGATTAAAGGAGGTAAAAGATTGAAAAAAGATTTAAGGATGGCATGTTTTAAATTTCACCTGGCTTGTTTCAATAAATTAGAAAAGAAAGAACAGGAGGGATTTAAAGGTTGGAATATGCCGGAGAATAAAAAAGAGTTAGAGCAGGGATTGTTAGAGCATATAGTAAAAGGATTTTCTCCGGATAACTTAGTCGACATTTCAAATTATTGTAATATGTTATGGAATCTTGATCATGGGGCAAAAGAAAGAGTATTAAAAAAATTAAGAGAAAAGGGGAAAAATGAAAATAAAGACTGAAACAGAAAAGGCGATTGAGTTTTGTGAGAATGTAATGTATAAAGAAGATGTAATTGACTGTGAAGAAGATGATTTATTATATAATGAAGAAATGAGGAAAGTTATTACTCTACTCCAACAGGGCGAGAAGTATGAGAAAGAATATGTAAAAAGAGAAGCAGAACTTTTTTTAATTATTAAAAGAACAAGGAAGTATAAGAAGATAGTGAAAGAGTTAGAAGAATTTAGCGAAAGCAAGGCTTTAAAACTTCACGTAAAAGAGAATGAATTATGGAAATTTGAATTAAAAAAGATTATAGCTAAATATTTCCCGAAGGGGAAAAAGACTAAAGGTAATTAAATGCATATAGCAAAAGGTGGAATCAGACCAGATTTAAACCAGTACTTCCGGAGTAAAATGGAGGCAAATATCAGCCGTTACTATAATTATTCGAAGGTTAAATGGATCTATGAATTCAAGGAATTTGAATTTAAAGGTATAAAGCGTGGCCAACGATTTTATAAACCAGACTTTTACTTGCCGACATCAGATATATACATCGAAGTAAAAGGATATTTTAGTACCACTGATCAAACAAAACTAAGGCGCTTTAAAAAGTTTTACCCGGAAGAATACTCTAAATTGTGGTTTATAATCTACGACAAGTATTCCAGGTCAAAAGCCAATGGTAAAATGATGAACTTTTTGCTAGATGATTTAGAAATAGATTTTGCTAAAATTATCAGTTATAAGATGATGGAAAAATATAGAAAGTTAATCCCAGGGTGGGAGTAAAATAAAAAAGGAGGTGATGACCATGCACATAGAAACATACACAGGTTTTATGTAAAGTAAATTTAGGAGGATTGTATGATGTTAAGATTTACCGAGAACGAATTAAGAAATTTATTAGATTACACCAACGAGTTTGAAAATAACACGTGTAGCAAAAGGTTTTTAGATGAGGCAGTAAAGGTTGAGAATAAGATAAGAAAGTTATTAAACAGAGGATTAGTAAAACATAACGGGATAGAGTTTAGGTTACAGGATATGGTAAAATAACTAACACCCTAGGAGGTGATACTATTAACAATAATGACGAACTGGAAGAAATAAGATGCAAAGGATTTTATATAGACAAAGACAAGGTTAGGAGACCCTGCACACATATGTTTTATTTGGGGTCTCCCGGCTTTGATATACACGGCAACCCAAAAAAGCAAATTGTAAAGTGTCCAAAGTGTGGAAACTTTATGTGTGTCACTTCCAAAATTAAGGAGATAACTACTGTTACGTGGATAGTAGACTATAAAAAAGCTGTTAAGGTGAGGGGAAAATGAATTTAATGAGTATATATTTGAAATATTTGTGGTGTAAGAGTAAAATAAGGATAAGGGGGAATAATTTATAAGTGGACATAATTGAATTAATTCCTAGAATGTCAGTATTACTGAATGAGTTTATTGTGGAATATGTTAATAAAAGTATAAATGTAAAGAATAAGTTAGACCTAGACCCGACTGAAGCAAATAGGATTCATTTTAATACGATAAATCGTTATACCATAAAAGTAATTAAACTGGCAATGCACCATGTAAAAGACGAGACAATAGAGATAGAGTTTAACGAGTGGATGGTTAAACACGGGGCAGAGGTAATAAAGGGGGTAAATGATGTTGAGCGGTAAAGAATACGTTATAAGAAAAATAATAGATAAAACTGAATTGAATAATAGTATATTCACGGATGGCATATATGAGAATGTTATAAAAGGGATGTATGATGAATATATAGCTTATTTTAGAAAAGAATTTGAAAAATTAGTTGGAAAAGATATGTCGAATAGGCAGCAGTATAACGATAATGTAATAATTATAAATAGAATAACTGTCATGACCGAAAGTGAATGGAAAAAGCGTATAGAGAGGGCAGAGGTAAAAGAATGATAAAAATAGAGGTGAGGGAATGCTTTCTGATAGTTGTTTAACCTGTAAACATGTCTTAAGAGTATCTGACGAAAATAAGAATGTAAAAAATATATATGACCGTGGAAGATGTATTAATCTATTTAGAGAAAAAGAATATATATATGCTGACGGGAATAAAATATGTGATTTGTGGGAACCAGACCCAAATTATTTATATCCTATAAGTGGTGACTTTAAGACATTAATTATGCCAATGAAAATAACAGGGAGGCCTAAAACAAAGAAGTGTTAAAATGGCTCAAAAAGATAATAAAGAAAATTAATAAGTATTTTAATAGAACCCAGTGTAGAGAAGAAGCGTTAGCCGGGCTTGCATGGGCTATATTTGGGACAGAAGAAGATCACAGAAGGGCAATGAATAAAATGAGGGATGCAATAATAGAATACAATAAAGAGTAATAATATAAACGTATGTTCGACAGTTGACTAATAATTTAATATAATATTAAAAAAACTGAATAAACCGTAGAGCGCCTAGAGCGCCAAGTTGTAAAAGCACAAAAATGCTTTATGATTTGGCGCTTTTTTATTTTATATGAGGTGATATATGAGCGAAGTAAAAAGAACACTTAAGGAAAAATTATTCATTGATGCATATGTGAAACATAAAGGTAATGCAACATTGGCCTATATGGAAATTAGTCCGGATTGCAAGAAAGAATCTGCAACCGTTTTAGGTTGGCGGTGGTTAAGAAAAGTTAATATTAAAGCCACTGAGCTTTTGGATATGTTAGGGGCAAATAATCACTTTTTAGCTAAAAAATTAGTAGAAGGATTAAAGGCAAAAAAAGTAATATCAGTTATAGTTACCCCGCCAAAAGAAAATAAATCAAGCACCGGAGACTTACAAGAAGCCGGACCAAAGGACACGGATTTTATAGAGGTGAACGATTTAAATACTCGCTATAAATATCTGGATATGGCCTACAAATTAACCGATCAATACCCGACTGAGAAACATAAAATAGAATTACCCAAAGACCTAATAATTAAGGTGAAATTAACTGAATGAGTGATGTGTCTATACATATATCTAAGAAAATCTTTAACCCTGTCTACGTTCCATACTTAGACTGCATGATCAGAACTCAAATATTTTTTGGTGGGTCTTCGGCCGGGAAAACAATATTTGTAGCTGACAGATGTGTCATTGACATACTAGGCGGCAACCGAAACTATCTAATTATCAGAAATACGGCGAAAACGATCCGGTCATCGGTTTTTAACGAAATTAAAAAGGCCATAACAAAGCTTAAAGTAGAAAGTTTATTTAAAATTAATAAAACGGAAATGACCATTACCTGTGTTAATGGATATCAAATTCTCTTTAGCGGTCTTGATGATGCAGAAAAGCTGAAAGGGGTAACCCCGGAGAAAGGGGTCATCACTGACATCTGGGTTGAAGAGTCGACAGAAATAAAAAGAGACGATTATAAGAAACTTAACAAACGGTTAAGGGGACTTGTAGGAGGGAAAGATCAAGTTGCCAAGCGCATCACACTCTCCTTCAATCCGATCATGCGGTCTCATTGGATCTTTAAAGAATTCTTTACCAACTGGGTAGAAGGTGAAACTGAATATCATGATGATAGTATATCAATCCTTAAGACAACACATAAAGATAATCGTTTTCTGTCTCAAGCTGATCATGACGAACTAGAAAATGAAAAAGATAAATATTATCACGAAGTTTACACCCTCGGCAACTGGGGCGTATTAGGCGGTCTAATCTATACCAACTGGAAGATAGCGGATCTTTCTAAAATTAAAAATACCTTCGGGACCTACTATAACGGGCTCGATTTCGGTTATAGCAATGATCAGACCGCAGCAGGCAGGCAGGCCATAAAAGGTAAGAACTTATACATCCTGGATGAAATGATCTATGAGCTGGGATTAATGAATAATCTTATAGCTGCCAAATTATTACCGGCCATACACAAAGAATACATCCGGTGTGATAACGAACCGAAATCCATAGCAGAATTAAGGGGATACGGTATCAATGCCCTGGCTGCCAAAAAGGGGCCGGGAAGTGTGAATTTCGGGATTCAATACCTGAAGCAGTTTAACATTATCATCGATAAAAGTTGTCAGAATGCCATTAATGAAATTCAGCAGTATCAGTGGAAAAAGAACAAAGACGGAGAAACCATCAATGAACCGGTTAAGAAAAATGACCATTTCATGGACCAGATCCGTTACGCCCTGAATGACCGGATCTTTGAGAAGAAAGAAGAAGAAGCATATACCGCAAGCGGATTAGGAATATTTTAATAACAAAATAAAAGGAAGGAGCTTTGATATGAACATAAAAGATATATTGGATAAGTATAAAGATGACTACACTAAATTAACAACTGCCCTCTGTAAGGATCCGGTAGAAAGGGATATTGGCAAGAATATAGAGGAGTACCAGGGTGAGCATGAGATCCTGAATAGACCGGTGAAGACGGTTGGCACCGGAACAAGTTCAAAGCGAATAGTACAAGCGAAACTGGTCATCCGGCATCAGAGAAAAATAGTCAATATGGCTGTATCGTTTCTATTTGGTGATCCCGTGAAACTAAGTCTCAATAACAAAGAAGAAAGTTATCAAGAAGCCTTTGGTTTAATCCAGGACATTTGGAACAAAAATAAACTTGAATATTTTAATAAAAAATTGGCACGCAGACTGTTTGTAGAAACCAAGGTAGCCGAGTTGTGGTATGTGACTATTGATAATATAAACATAAAGCATATTAAAGTGGTTCTCCTATGTAGTAAAAATGGTGACGAGATATATTCCCATTTTAACGAAAACGGTGACCTGGATGCTTTTACCCGGAAATATAAATTAGTCGATGTGGATGAAAAGACATACGACCATGTCGATATCTATACTGCCGAGAATATTATAAAAGGGACTAAAAAAGAAAGTTGGGAAGTCGACAAAAAGGAAAATCTATATGGAAAAATCCCGGTCATCTATTACCAGCAGGAAGAGCCGGAATGGCTAGGTGTACAGTCAGAAATTGATAGAAGCGAAATGTTGATCAGTAAATTTGCCGATACCAACGATTACTTCGGATCCCCTACACTCATGATTAAAGGTAAGATCGTTAACCCACCGGACAAAGCAGAAGTAGGAAAGCTATTACAGTTCTCCGGTGAAGCTGACATTGCTACTGGTAAAATCAATTATGGAGATGCCGATTACTTAACCTGGGAGAATGCACCGGAATCAATTAAATTAGAATACGATACATTGAAAGACATCATCCACGCTCAGACTTCCACTCCAGATTTATCCTTTAACAATGTTAAGGGATTAACCCAAACCTCCGGGGAAACCCTTAAATATCTCTTCATGGATGCCATATTAAAAGCCAAAGATAAAGAAGAGGTATTTGGAGAGGCCCTGACCCGGCGTAACAATCTATTAAAGGCCATGCTCGGGACTACAAGCCTAAAGGATAAGCAAAAACTAGTGGAGCTTGATATCTCGATTGAATTCGGCGATGTGTTGCCTAAGAGTGTAACTGAACTTGTCAGCTCCCTGTCTACTGCAAGGGGTGGTGACTCTATTATGAGCCAGGAAGAAGCAGTCAGGAAAAATCCGCTTGTCAGTGATGCGGAAGAAGATATAGAAAGATTAAAAAAAGAAAAGGGGGATGAAAACAGTCTTGGTGAATCGTTCAATGTATAGTAAAAA